AATACTCGTCTCTCGCCGTCGCATCAAAGCTTTGTTCTGGAATGTAATACTCAACCACTAGAATATTTCCTTGCTTCTCAAATCTCTTGCAGTATCAAACCGCTGCTTGCGCTCGCCACCAATAAATGAAGAACCCTCTTCAAGCTCACCAGCTTCGTTTGCAATGGAGAATATCTCTTCAAATTTCACTGTTATAAAAGCGGCTTGGGCAGAAGGAAACGGAGCGTCTGGGTCAGATTTTCTTTGAACCATGTTGCCTTCTTTATCAACAAGGTAAAGACCACTGTTATCCGTGTTTGTAACCCAGTATCCGTCTTTAGCTATTTCATCTGCGTACACTTGGGCTGAGACAAGGTTCCCCGCTTCGGGCGGCTCAATAATGCTAGCAAGCTTTTCTGAATTTCTATTCAAAGACTTTTCTAAGATTGAGGCCATCTCATTTGCTCTGCCCTCGTAACCTTTCTTCATCCTGAATGTTTTGCCGTTTACCTCGCCAAACGAGAACCGGCTCCCAACCACGTTATCAACCGCCATGCTTACAGCGTCGTCAACACTAAGAGAGGCGTCAGCCATTTTGTAGTACATGGCAGTGTTCGCAACAATTTTGTTCATAGACGCAACGTGAAGCATCCGTGAATCCGTAGCCCCACGAGACATGGTGCCACCAATTTGACCGCCAACAATGCTTGTTCCATACTCTGTGTTATTAGCCGCAACCGCTGCTACAAACTCTCTTCTTTCTTTTGTGGTGTAAGCCTCGCTGTAAGATTTTACAACTTCAGGGTTGTTCGCTGCATCAAGAGCAAAGTTCTTAGCGTTTTGCGGAGAGCCCACAATAAGCTGGTCGGTAAGTGAAAGCACGCCCTGCTTTGCAAGATTACGCATAACAACTGTTTGGTCCACATCACTAAACTGAGCAAAAAGCTTGTTAGCAATTTCTGATTTCTCGTTATAGTCTTGAGCTCCGCTATACTCAGTCTTGAAATCAAGAACCTGCTTGTTAGACAGTAGGCGAATATCCATAGGGGCAACACCCATGTCAGCCTGCTTCTGCATAATCTGCGATGTAGTTAGCGTAGCCGTTGTGTCGTTCTGTTCTTTTCTGTACTCGCCTGTGATGTAAGCCGCAGGGTCAGAAGTTACAGCTTCAGCTCTTGCCGCCAGCATCGCGTCTAAATTCTTTATAGTGTTGATAGCGTTCACTTGCTCTCGTGGGGAAAGAGCAGGGTCGTTCTTCTGGTTTACAAGCTCAGCCCTTGTTGCCGCGACAACTCCCGGCGAAGCGTATTTCAAAGTTGAATAGACTGCACCTGCGTTTTTTACAGAAGTTAAGTTGTCTTGGAAAACCTGCGCCCCCACATCGTCATCTGTCTGACTATATAGGTCAGCCGTTTTCATTATTAGACTTTGGGTTGACTCGTCAGGCACACCGTTAGTGCGCTGTAACGTGTCCAAAATAGAAGTCGTGTTTGTAGATATTTCATTTTTTATCTTCGGGGCTCGCGTGTCAATTTCAGACTGGAGCATCCGACCTATGAGGTCTCTAGCGGGCAAGCTCATCGAACCATAGTCACCCTCTCCACGCTGAGTAGCATCGAGCAATTCCCCTATCTCACCTATCTCCATGCCCGGTATTTGCTTAGCAAGGCCATCCGCCGTGGCACGTTCTTCTTCATCAGCCTGTACGTCCCTAGCTGTGCGAAGCGATGTCTCTAACGCTTTCAATTTCCCGCCGGGGATGTTAGCTGTCGAGATAGTAATTACTTCTCCGTCACGCTCTAGGACAATATTCTGACCTTGTTGAACCTGCCCCATTGCAACATTAAACTCGTCGTTATTGAGCCCTGCCAGATACACTTCATCCTGAACCTTATCTTGTGATTGAGCTATAAGCACACCCCGGCGTTGCATGACCGATGTTTTGTAAGCCAGCTTCTCGCTAGACTTTAACTGCATGCTGTCAATTTGAGTATTGATTTCATCAAAGTCTGACAAAGATGTTGCGGCACCTATAGCCACAGATACGCTTTCTAACCCGGCAGACTTTGCCCAAGAATTTATGCTGTAATTAAGACTAAGACCTCTTTGCTGCCCATTGTTAATTATCTCGTTTGCCCGCATCCGGTAAGCAGCCCGCATCTCAGGGTCTGACGTTGTGGAGAACTCACTCATCAAAGTAGCTAGCTCTGCGTTCCGGGCTTGGCTCGTTAGCGTCAGGTCATTTCTAAAGGCAACCTTCTTAGCGTCCACCGCCTTAGTCAGCATAGTGCGAGATATGTTTTGTTTAACAGCCGCCTTCTGGGAGTTTGTTAAATTCATCCCATCTACCTTCGCAAGCAAAGGCTTCTCTACTGTATCCCGCAACCCGGTAGCAGCAGCTTCGGTGTTTGTCTCTTGCAACCCTAAGTTATATGTTTCAGCCTGCTCGAAAGCCTGCGCTGTCATCTCACTGGTAAGGCGGTCTGTTTCGTTCTTCTTTTGCTCTTGCCCAAACTGAAACGCAATCTGCCCGGCAGTCTCAGCGAGCCCCATCATGCCGCGACCTGCCGCAGTAAATGCGTTCATGTCGGGTCTACGAGATAGCTGGCCCGCTTCTAGCTGTACTGTTGTACCAAGACCTTTTCCATATAACGGTATTTTGGGCATCTCTTATCCTAACAATGTTGCTGCGCGTGTGCCGCCAGAAAGCAACGCCTGATAGCCCTGCATTTTAAAGGCGGTCTGCCTGGACCGGCTCTCTATAGAGTTAAGTGCCATATCAGCTTCGGCCTTAGTCTCGGCTATGTCTCCTGCGTATTGTATTTTTATAGCATCCATCTCTGTATTGAAGTGCGTATCAGCCAATGCCTGCAAAGGACTGCCAGACATTTGCACCCCAGACGCGGCAGTCGCTACTCTCTGTTGGCCTACAAGACGCTTAGACTCTGTGCGAAGATTAACTTCCTGCTCTGCCTTCTGCCTTTGTACTAAGACCAGCTCATTTTCTGTTACTTGGTTTTGATAGTCGGTAACAGCCGCATCAGCCTTTGCTGCGGCCCGGCTACCTTTATAACTTATAAGTCCCGAAAGAGCCGCGCCTCCCGCTGCTGCCATTACTAGAGGTGCTGCCATCTTAGCCTCGCCAATCTGCGGTAATCGCTACCGTCTGGTCCAAACTTTTCCATAAGTCCTTCATCCTTAAACTCAAGCCATTCGGCAAATCGAAGTGCTGTAATGTCGCTAGCTGATACACTCGCCTGTATGCGCCATAAGTCGTTGTCATTCATTATAGTCTCAAACAGCTTTCCTGTATATCTAGCAACCGTTTTCGGAGATTCGTAGCCTTGCTTGGAAACTATTATCCAACCTTCCGCAACGCCTTCCCACAAAAGATGACAGCCAGCACAGGCAAGTAACGTATCATCTAAAAATAAACTAAGACCAAAGACCCCATCCTGCCTAGCAAACGCCTGTCTTGCTGATAAGGGGAACTCGTAATCTGTTTCAATTAGCCAAACGTGCTCTTCATCGAGCGGCACTAATTTATACGTCAAATGTATTAGACCTCCGAATAATAGCAGTAACTGTCATTGGCAACGGTTGTGTTTGCCTTACAACAACCCGTGCGTCATTGTCATAGCCTGACGGGAAGAACACTTCCTTGTCGCCAGAGAAAATAGGAACCGCTTCGTCCATGCTCATGCTACTGTCTCTAAATGGTATCCTGTCCAAACTGTTAATGCTCGGACCAAGCTCCGCACCAACCGTTTCAAGGAACCGCACTGTCACGCCATGTATGCGCTTTATCTTTCCCTGAGATATGCCGTCATCAGCACCGGCTTCCATACGCAATGTTTCCAACAGAGACGTATAGCCAAAGCCCACATGAACCTTGCTAGCACTGCGCTCTAGGGTAATCTTTCCATCAACAACAGTCTTGCTTGGGTGTGCGGCACCGTCTGCAAGTATGTTTACTTCCGCACCCTCTAAGTGGTTCAACCCGCTAATTGTTGCCGTCGCTAAGCCGCTGTATGTTAGTCCGCTATCAACAAAGAACGCATCATTCACATCACTGCCAAAGTCTATTGTCTTTAAATACTCAATGTGCCGGACAGTCTGCCCGTCAATGGTACGTTTAACAGACACATATACTTGGTCTTCTGCGCCACTTGGCACGGCTGTGACGCTCTCCACAAAGCCGCTTCCGCCAATCTGATGTGTGTGCCAACCGATAGCTGCGTTTGCTCTATCGTATGTAAGACCAACAAGCTCTCCGTCATTACGCACAAACCAAATGACAAGCTCCGGCTCCTGCTGCCATATCATGTCAATCAAGCCACCCCGGGGAATGTGGTCAGCAAGGATGGTCAAATCAATGCCAAGTAATCCATCGGTATCTAAATCAAAGGTAATCTCTTTAACCTTCTCCTGACCTTTCTGAATAAGGATTGTGGAGTTACCCGCACGGAGGGGTCTAACTTGAGATGTCCCGAATGTCGTCTCACGCAATACGTTTAAGTTAGTTGGCGTTACAGGCGTTGCACCTGTGCCCCCGGATAACGTAAACTCTGCGCTTGTTGTCAGTATCTGTAAGAACCTGCCGGGCAATAGATGTTTAATCACGTTCACTTGGTCAGAAGCAATCGTAATGTTTACGCCTGCGTCGTCTTCTGTTCCCGGAGTGTGATTCTCAAAGTCAGCAGAAACAGAGCCAAATATTGTTTGTGGTTTGCCTGTAGTCCCTGCAAAGTAAAGGCGTTGCTCATAAAAAGCCACTGCTCTCGGGTGTCCTTGGTCGCCGCCGAATGCTCCTAGTGACCACTTCTTTGTGGCATTTCCAGAACCCACCGTGTTATGTGGCAAGACGCTAATTCCGCCGTCGTCTGTCTTTACTGTTGCGGTAACTGTTGTGGCGTTTGTAAAGGCAGTGATTTCAACGTAGCCAGTGTCATCGTGACGGTACTCCCAATCTATATCACCGTATGTCTCTATGCCTTCAACATGCACTGGCGGAGTATTGTTAGACATCTGGGTGCTGCCAGTGACCTGCTTGTAAACGTGCCCATTAAAACGCACGAATGAATTGTTAGTGTAGCTAGTGCTTGCCGCCCATTCATCATAGTGTATGTCTAGCACTTCCCGGAAGCGAACAAGCCTGCCAATGTCTGCGCTTGTAAACAAATCAGCAGACGCCGTGATGGTTACGCTACCTGTATCTGCGCTAGCATAGAGTGTTATGTCTTCTATGTTTTCGTCTAAGTAGGGGCCGTCAACAAAATCAATGTCAGTCAAAGTAAAGCTTGTCGCTGTTGTTCTTGTCAGCTTGGCTGGAGCATGGTCCTTGTGCGCCATATAAAGTACGTCAGCCGACTGAGCGTGATTTATCTCAAATATATCGGTAACACTATAAGTCGTAGTTACTTCGACAATCTTCCCCACTGTTCCGCCGGATGTGTACGCATCAAACCCAGCGCTATCTACCCCGCTCAGCTCAAACGTATTCGTTGTCTGGCCCGCAACAGTGAACTCTAGGTTGTTCAACTGTGACATTCCTGCAACACCTGAGATAAAAACTCTATCTCCGTTTGATAAACCGTGACCGGCTGCTGTTACGACCGCAGGATTGGCTTGGGTTATTGCAGTTATGCTCGTGGTTGTTTCGGTGAGAATACCGCCATCTTTAAAGAAACGTATATAGTTTGCGCCAAACTCTAAGACGTATGCTTGCTCATCGCTAAACTCAAAATTGACAAGCTTAACTTTGCCACCATCTTTGCTTCTGCCAGCAAAGAATGTTCCGGGCCTGCGCGTTACACCGCCTGAAGGGTAGACCAACATATTGTTTATTGTCTGAGCAGCTTCATTGTACTTTGTTAAGTCAATGCGGCCCTCAAGCCGTGGAGATAGCTCACCAGACTTAAAGTTGGTAACAATGGTCGAAACTCTTGCCATAATTTACAGCCTTATGTTTGTGAAGGCGTCTGAGATAATGCTGTCTGCCTTACCCTCGATAGCGTCCATTGAGCGAGCTTCCCTTAGACGAGCTTCATACAAGCTAAACATTTGCTGTGATACGCTTGTGCTACCAGTAATCGCATAAGATGTTTCTGCCGCAAGCCTGTAGGCAATAGCGTTTGATAGCGACGAGTCATAAAGCTCGGTATCTTCTACTCGAGAGATATAAACAATCCGGCAAGTCTCTTCGTTCGTTAATACCTTCCGGCCTTCAATCTTAAACATAGCCTGAGTATCATACGGAGATATTTCGCTATCTACTGTCTCTGTGTGCAAAGACATGACGCGAAGACAATAAGGACTTGTGGGTAATGTGAATTGAAACAAAAACCCAAACGCAGGAGTTTCCGTATCTTTAGCTAGCTGTTTTCTTGTTACAGCCACGTTCCATGGGTGAGCCCGGAGCACAGAGTCTCGAACAGTTTCAAAGCGCCGGTTACATAGACGCGCCTCTTTAGAATTTTCTGTTAGCGCAGTAATCGTTGCCGCTCCCAGCAAATCCATAGCCTCATTACAAATATCAACAACGGATGCCATTACTTTATCAACCTCGCCACTTTCACTAACGCGCCACGACTTGTGTTACTGTCACCGCCCAGCACTGTGTTACCTTCTTTAACTGCCTCTCTTGCTAAAACCTTTAGACGTTCTGTTGGCAGCATTATAACAATTCCGTCGTCTAATATAAATGCCCAATGGTCAGCTTGTGTTGTCGCTATCCCAGAAGGCTTCCCTCTACAAAAAAACTCCACAAACACATTACCTGTCTGTGAAGCCCTGAAATCTCTTTTGACCTCTAGGGTCTTCGATTGTAACAGCCCGGCTAGCCATTCTTCTTCTACTTGACCAACCTTTAAGTCGTACCGGAAGTCGTTGTTGTATTCCACCTGTAACCCCCGAAGAGGAGAGGGCCATTGCTGGCCCCCTCCGGGATATTAGTCTGGAGATTCATCACAAAGGATTTTGATAACCTTTGCTTCTTCCATGCGAACTGCGCCGAGTGACATGCAGTAGTAGACCTGAGTTGCGTAACTCTTGTCTGCCCGCTCATCAATCCGTGCAGAGATGTCTTTACCAAGACCCAGTGTGATGCCGTCTTCCGCCCATGCGAAACAATCACGAACATCATCAGTCTCAGAGCCATCAGACGTGCCAAGGCGGTTTGTCATAATGAACTTGAAGCCCATGAAGGTATCCAGCTCACCCTGAACGAGTGCCTTAACTGTGTTGAAGTCACTTGATGTTACAGTTGTGTCTGCAAGCAAAGACTGAATCTGGCTTGGTCCGACAGCAATGTAACGCTGAAGTGATGGGTCAACGTCACCTGAGTCCAGCTTGAACTTAGCTTCACGCAGCTTTGCTAGCGTCAAGTTTGTGTTCCCCTGTGCAACAGTCTGAGTAATGGCTTGTGTGCCAGAACCTGTTTCACCTGTTGCTGCTGTGCCAAGAGCTGCCGCAATGATTACGTCATCCATCGCACGACCCATAGCAGCCGCAGCAGCCATAGCGTAAGATGAAGTCGGGTCAATCAACATGCGGATTTTGTCCTGGTCATCAATCAGGTCGGCATACTCGTAGTCTGCCAAAGTTAGACGACGCCGTGAGTGCGGTGTGTCAATCTGCGGTGTGTCAGCATG